CAATCTGGTAATCAGTGCCGTTGATGGTCACAAGTCCAAAGCGATCCTGTGCTGTGACTGTATCAAGCGGATCTTTGATATCCTGCCCTGTTCCCTGTCCATAGTATTTAATCAGAAACGCTCTGACCTCTCCAAAGTGTCCGTCACCAGCCGTGATCGTTGGTAATGGCTGTCTGATATCTTTTCCGTCACAATGATTGTTCATCTGAATCAGATTCGCAGTAACAACGCTGTTATGATCCCATGCGGTCACTGTCGGAAGCGGATTTTCTACTGTTTCCCCAGCACCTTTATATCCTCCGTCATAGTACTTATGCAGAAACGATGCGACCAGCCCATATCTATTTGAGCTGTCAACTGTCATGATCGGATCTTTTATAGCCTGCCCTCTTACTCCATCTTTTGAAGTTTCTGAATGGTACTGAATCAACGTAGGACTAATAAGACATTGCTGATTGCCAGTTGTAATTGTGTGTATCGGATCTTTGCAATTTCCGCCCGGATGATTTGTCGTATTCGTTCCCATGTATGGTGCAAGCGTTGGTTCAATCAGACAATGCTCATTTTTGCTCACAATCGTTGTAAGCGGCTCTCTAACATCCTTACTTCGGTCTTTTGCAAATCCTGTCTGCCCGATCTGTACCATATATGGCTCCACAATCCCATATCCGTGCTTTCCGGTTATGGTAGGCATTGGCTCTCGAATATCGTTCGGTCTCCGCTCACCACCGTGATTACACTGAATGATAAAAGGCTCTGGATTATCCAAAACGAATTTTTTCAATCCCTTGGCAATCCTATCCAGCGTCTTTGATGCAAGTGGACGTACCGCCCGGATGCCGTATTTTTCTTTGATTTCTTCGGAAGTGTCAAAAATGCTTGGACAAGGGCGACTGAAATCGATCTGTGTATACGCTCCAACATAAGGTTCCAGTAATCCGGCTTTTACTTTCTCACTGTCCGCGGGTGCATGTGTCGGCTCCGGCCAGACGATTGGCTTACCATCACACCGGGCAATCATAAAAAATCTTTTTCGCATGGTCGGTGCGCCATAATCGGCAGCAATCAGTTCTTTAAATTCTACAGTGTACCCCAGATCATTTAGCTGCTGTACAAACTTTTCAAATGTTTTTCCCTGCTTTGCCTTGATCGGATGGTGCCCTCTGTTCAATGGTCCCCATGTTTTGAACAGTTCTAAATATTCATCAAAGGAAATCTGTGCTTTTTCAGATAACTCCCTCGGATAACGCTCTAACAAAGCCTTAATGCACTGTTTCATGTCTCCAAAATATCCGATTGTTCGAACGCTTTCTTTTTCATTGCCGTCCTTATCCTGTCCGGCATATCTCTGTCTCAGGGTGTGATTCAGAGAATCAATCTCCACAAAATATCCATCCTGCAGTTCCACAACTAACTTGTCCATCAACCATTCCTCCTATATTTCATACGTCTTTCCGATAAAACGCTTGTCAATGTACTTACATTCCCATTCCAATACGCTTGCGATCCCCGTCATAGTTTCATATCCGGTAGCAAGGCAGTTAATCAAATATCTGATTCTCTCATAAACCTGTCTGATCTGATTTCCCGAAAATTTAAACTGTGTTTTAAGGCAGACACCCAACATAGCAAAATAATTAAATACCTGTGCCAGCAAAAACTTATTTGCCTGTATCATGCAGTTCGGTGCAATCTTTCTCTCTACCAGATAAAAACTCTCACGATACGGAATCTTATTTGTTTCCTCTCTCACGTCAATCTTGCATTTATCTTTCAGATAAAAACAAAGTTCCTCGCCTGTCGTTCCATCCTTTGCATTCTCCACATATGCATCAATGGTCTGCTCAACCTTTATGATTCTTTTGTGTCCGAATCCGAACTTATCATGCAGTGCCTGATATGCCATCATACGGACGTTATAATAGGATTCCTCTATCAGATAATCCGCATTGCTTTGTGCCTTGGCGTGTCTCTGTATTCCGATCAGTTCACTCTTGGAATATCCAAGTGGCTGCATCCGCTTTTTCTTTCTTGCCAGTGCATTACTCATCCCGTACACCTTCTTTCTCTTTTCTTTCCCATTTTTCCATCAGATCAAAAAGTTCTTTTCTTACTTCCGCTTCATGTCCCTTGGCTTTCTTTACAGTATCATCCACGATATCTGTGACATGCTGCCATTGTTCATCTGTTAACGGATAAAACTTACTGATCTGCTGATCGATAAAATCTTTCTTTTTATTCAACCATTCACGTTGTGCATTATTTAAAATAGAAATCACATCCTTTTTGTAAACTTGTGATACCTTTTGTTACTAACAAATTCAGTAAAATCAATACTTGCAGAGATTGGTAACAAGGTAACAAAGTAACAACAATCTTTTTACGCGTAGAAATTATTTTTTTATCTCAATTTTTTCATGAAAAAAAAATTTTTAAACTATATAAAAAGTGAAAATCGCATGTTACCTGTGTTACTTGCTACCTCACATCTGTAATTTATTCTACTTAAATGGCAGTTCTTCCTGCTCATCCTCTGATATCTGCATGAAACCATCCTTATCGACCTCAATTCCGTCATCCAGTTTTAAAAACACACACCGGAAGTTCTTTCCCTCGATCTTCTTCTGCTTCGTATACTGCCCTGCCTGGGTCTGGATCTTGCCGTGCCGGTCCGCCCATGATAGAAATGCTTTTTTAGAAAATCCTCCGCCCTCACAGATCCTGTCAAATGCCGGGTTATAGATCACCGCATATCCATTTTCCAAAATGCCCCATTTCTCACAGGCTGTTGCCGCATCAAACCTTGTCTGGTTCATAGCGATCATTCCAAGGATATACTCATAACAGCGCTGATTATCTGACACGTCTGAATAGTCCGTAAGTGTTTCTTTTGCTTCATCCAGGGAAATATATACCCCATCCTTAAAAATGCTTTCTGTGGCGATTTTATCTGCTGTGAGAATTATGCTGAGAGACATTGCCTGCTTCTGCATTTTGTCAGAATCCATTAACCGGTTCATAAATCCCTTTTGTATGTTCCGCAATTCTGTTTTATCCATGTCCTTAATAACATCCACAAACACCCTGCCGGCAAATCCATAGTTTTTCTTGAGAATCTCAGCCGTACGCTGCGGATCATCATAGATTTTCTGTGAACACTCCAGCTCCAGAATACGGTTGATTGCCCCGCCCTGACTGACATAACTGTTCAATGGCCGTTCACCGTTTGTTATGATGCAGTTCTTCCACCGGTTCTCACGGTTGATTCCAAGCTCTTTATTACTCCGGCTCTTTCCCTTGCCGGAACACAGATCATAAACGATTCCTTCAAAATTCTCCCGTATTCTCGATGATGTTTTACTGGTATCATCAAGCATCATTGGCAGATGATTCAACATATCTGCTTTTGCTTCCAGTGCCACATCCGTTGTCTTGAAATCTCCTATGTACTGTGATTCGTCCGGATTTGCCCAGACAGATGCTGCGAGCATAAGACTGACAGATTTACCGCCCTCAGTTTCTCCCCACAGGTCCACAAAAAATGGAAGTCCTCCAAGCGGTTCGATCAGTACGGATGCAAAGGCTGCAGCAAGCATAAATTTAATTTCTGTTTTTCCGGTTCTGCGAAGTTCTTTCACATGTTCATACCAGGTATCTTCATTACCGCGTTCATGCACCGCATCAAACAGGCTTTTAAACCGACTGTCACCATCAAATACAATATTCTGGTCATATGGAATAAAATCGTTCCCGTTCCATCCAAGTTTACTGGTGGAGTTCTGCACCTCGATCAGTGAATCGTTCATATTTTCAATGTCTGACATGTACCGGACCAGGTGCTTTGCATTTTCACTTGTTACGGATATTCCTACACCGGACAACTGGACAATCTTGCTTGCCGACGTGATGACGGTCTTGGGAAATTTTTTTGTATACCATCGCCCGTTCCGTTTATATGCGATCTCAATCTGTTCTTCTCCGGTTTCCAGATTCTTAAGCCTTTTCACTGGAAGAATCGGATGATAACAGGCAAGCACTTCTCCAAACATGTTAAAGGTTCTTACACCGTCATCATCTGCAATCCAGGAACCAGAGTATAATTCATGTCCATCTTCAAAATAATCAAAGTGTGTGTAATTATCTGCAAGTTGCTGCGGATGGCTTTTCTTGGATGATTCAATTTCTTTGAATGTCTTTTTATATGCCCGGAGCATGGTATTGAATTTTTTCAATGTGCCTTTATGTTCTTTATCCAACTGCTCTGCACGTTCCTGGAATGATAAGAGCATTCTTGCCTTTTGAATCTCATCCGGCTCATTAAATATTTCAGTAAATACTTCCTCTGACAGAATAGATTCGGCATCATACTCTTTCAGTAATTTCAACCTATGCCACCCCTTTCCAATTCTTTTTGTAATACCTCATCATGGTGCAGGCAGACCATCAACGCATTCTGACAGTCACACCATACATCCGATAAAGGTTCTGATTTTTTCAGCCATGTAACATATATGCCAATAAGCTGATTATTCAAATCGATTTTTCTTTTTAGACTTTCTTCCTCGCGTTTTCTTTTTTCCTTTGCTTTCTGCATGTGATATATGGTCATTTCAGATGCTTTTGTTGGTTTTTCATAAGTTCCACCAAGGCTGTAAAAAGCTGTCTTAAAATCACAATATTCCATGCCCTGAACGAATGAAAAAATGTCCCCATTTGCTCCACATCCAAAACAGTTGTACGAATCTTTATATATTTTCATGCTGGCCGTATGATCACCGGTGTGGAACGGGCAGGGAATAAATCCCGCCCTGTTTGGATGAAAACCATATGATTCAACTATGTCACACATGGAATGAGACTGTTTTATTTCATCTACCGTCATTTAAAATCTCCACAATCTTTTTGCCCGTTTCCGATTTCTCGCAGAACACAAAATCCACATTGTATCTATCTCTAATCGTGCACAGACTTTTATATAGCTGCATTCCATCTACCGCCTTTTCAGAGCACACTGTTTTTACCTTCCGCCCATTAACGGTCTTCCATCGGATTTCATGTTTTCTTGGGTTCTGCCAGAAATAAACATCTTCTAATGTTTTTATATCTTCCCCGTGCTCCACCAGAATCACGATCTTAATATCCTGCTGTATCGCCCGAACCAGTTCAGCTTTAAAACGTTCGTGCTGCTGACAGACATTCCCGCACAGTTCCTGCAAGTCTTTTTTGCGATCAATTACCAGTCTTGGGTTATCCAGAGACTGATAATCGCCTACATACATTTTGGACCGGAAATATTTAACTCCAATGTCATCAAACTGGGTCCGGATCCGTTCCCATTCTTTTTTATGTTCCCTTGTGTCTACTTGTATCTGCAACTAAAACACCTGCCTTAATTGAATGGCAACTCTTCATCGATCCCATCGGGAATATTCATGAAACCATCTGCATCTTTCGGAGCTTTATCATAAAAACTCTGCGCGCTGCCTTTGTATTCCTTATAAGCTTTTGTTTCTGTCATCTCTGGAATGCCGGCTTTCTCGACCTTGTCAAGCGATACGAACCAACGCATCACACGTTTTCTGACTTCTTTGCCATTGTAAAAGTCCATCTGCTCGCCGAATACTCCACCGATCTTCTTATTTTTAAACTGCGCACCGAAGTTATCGCCCCACTGCGTTGCAAATCCGGTATTGCTGTGCTCTACACAGGTTGTAAATGTCTTAAATGAACGATTGCACTTACCTTCGGCATCTTCTGTTAAAATGTACTGTGTTGCCTGGTTAGGCCATTTCTTATCCGGGCGGATATCATTCTTAAACTGCTCTGTAAAATACCCCGGTTGCGCATCATCTGGTGCAAAATCAAAAAGTACAACAATCATATCTTTT